AGAAGTATTTGAGGAAGCAGAAAAAAGTTCATTAAGTAATGCTTATATGAAATGGAAGTTAAAAGACTTACAAAATCAATTAGACATTGCTAAAACAAATGAAAAAAATGCGAGAGCATCAGTAGGAGGAGTTACAGAAACAGGGCCTACAAATGAAAAACACGAAAGAGACTTCTTCTTAGAAGGATTTGACGAATAAAAGAAAGGAATGATTTAAAGGGCATTAGGAATAAATTTGGCTCAAAAATATGAAAAGAAAGTGGATGAAGCCTTCAAGAAAGCATCATTTACAGCACCATTAGTAAACAACGATTATAATTTTGATGGAGTAGATACAATTCACATTTATCGTATTCCAACAGTACCATTAAATAACTATTCAAGAACAGGAACTAGCCGTTATGGTACACCTGCTGAATTACAAGACGATTATGATACTTACCAATTAACAACTGATAAAGCATTTACATTTACTATTGATAAAGGAAATAATCAAGACCAATTAAATATAAAAGATGCAGGACGTGCACTTAAACGTGAAATTGACCAAGTTATCGTACCAGCACAAGATAAGCAAGTTCTTAGTGTAATTGGAGCAGCAGCAAAAGCAAATACTGGACACAGTGCAACTGGTGCTATCACTAAAGCAAACGCTTATGAAAAATTCTTAGATGGACAAGAAGTATTAGATAACTCATTAGTACCAACTGACGGACGTGTTGCAGTTGTAAATACTTCATTCTATAAAGCAATTAAATTAGACTCTTCATTCACTAAGACTGGAGATATGGCTACTAAATTGGCTTATAAAGGATTAGTAGGAGAAATTGATGGAGTACCAGTAATCAAAGTACCAGCATCATATATGCCTACTGATTGTGATTTTATTATCACTCACCCAATCGCAACTATTAACCCTAAGAAATTAACTGATTACAAAATTCATAGAGACCCACCAGGAATTAATGGTAACTTAGTAGAAGGACGTGTACGTTACGATACTTTCGTTCTTGAAGGAAAGAAAGACGCAATTTACGCTCACTTTGAACAATAGTATCAAGAGAGATTATCTCTTGACAAAAGGAGTTCAGAAGAACTCTTTTTTTGAGGAGGTAAAATATGACAGGTGAAAATATATTTACTATAACAATGGCTATGATTGATGAAATGCTAACAAATGGGCAACTAGATGAAGCAGCAGTAGCAGAATATAGAGCAAAAGCACCATCAATCTTAACAATGTTGCAAACAGAATTAATAGGTATAGAGAATAGATATAGAAAAAGAGAAGATTATATACACCCAGTACCTATTGAGTCATTAGACCAAACATTCCAAGTAGATGATATAAAGGCTATGACTCTATTAACTAACGGTCTAGCAGCACAGTTAATGCTACATGAGGATAAAACATTAGCGAATTATTTTGAACAAAGATATGTAGAGATGAAAGGAATGTTCTTGAAACCTACGCCAAGAACACCTGAGGCAAGAGAAGATAAATATGATGCTAAATTAAGTTATTAAGAGGTGATATAAAGGGCACAAATTACAATCAATAAAACAGTACAGCCTGTTAAAATTGAGAATTTTTTAGGTTTAAACATTTCCAATACAGGAGATACGCAAATAAAACTAGGCGAGTCTGGAAATATGAACAACTTCTTTATCACGAATGACTATAAATTAAGAAAAATATATGGATATAAAAGTTTTTATAATTTTGGTGCACCAATAAAAGGAATGTATTCAACGAATTTAGGTGGAACAGAATATCTATTAGTAGCAGTAAATGGTAAATTATACTACTTTTTAAACGAAGAATTAGAAGATGAGGGAAATTGGGATACATTAGAACCTACCGAAATCGGTATAATACCAGATAGAGAGACTACATTCTTTACATTTGATAAAAAAGTATATATTCTTTGTGGAAAATATATGAGTTGGGACGGCACAACATTGAGAGAGGTGGAAGGATATACACCTCTCGTTTTTATTAATACTCCTCCTGCTGGTGGTGGAACGATATATGATGAAATAAATATGTTAAGTTCTAAAAAACACCAAACATTTAATGGAGATGGAACTTCTACTACTTATCATCTTGCTCAAAACTATGATGTGGCAGAAACTGATTTAGACTCTGTTGATAAAGTAGTTGTAGGAACCACTGAGTTACCTACTAGCGATTATTCGGTAGACTTACACAATGGAACAGTGACGTTTAATACGGCACCACCACAAGGAATGGATAATGTAGATATTTATTGGACTTTAGATGACGGAGATAGACATATCATAGAAGGTATGAGATTTGGTACTGTATTCGGTGGAGATATAGACACAAGGGTATTCCTATATGGAAACGAAGAATGTCAAAATAGAACATATTTTAGTGGTTTAGAAGATGGAAAACCTTCTGTAGAATACTTCCCAGCAACAGCACAAGTAGATGTAGGGCCATCAAACTTTGCCTTAACTGATTTAACTAGACAATACGACAGATTGTTAGCAACTACTAATAGACCTGAGGCGTATTACTTAACGATATCTACTGAAACTTTAAGTGTTACGTTGTCAGACGATAGTAAGACTACAAGATATGTTCCTAGTGTAGCGACGTTCCCATTAAATGAAGTACATGGAAATGTAGCACCAGGTCAAGGGCAATTAATAGACAACTATCCAGTAACGATTGATAAAAATGCTTTAATCATGTGGAAAGCAACTAATGTTCGTGATGAAAAAAACATGGAAGATATATCGCAAAAGATTAAATTAGATTTAATAGATTTACAATTAAAAGAATTTAAAACATTAGATTATCAATCAGAAAACCAGTTGTGGTTTGGATATGAAAATAGGATATATATTTATAATTATTTTAATAAGACATTCTCAAGATTAAGGATAGCACACAACTTTACTACTTTAGCGGACTTAGACAATACTGTTTATATGGGGTTAGACAATGGAAAAGTAGTTAAATGGGGAGAACAATTTTCAACATTTGATGAAGAAACAATAATGGCTCATTGGGAAATGGATTTTAGTGATTTTGGAGTTGCATATTTAAGAAAAACCATGAATAGGTTATGGGTTTTAATGCAACCACAAGGTTCTTCAAGTGCAGACATAGGTTTTATAAGCAATAGAAGTGAGTCAGCCTCAAAAAAACACATAGAATATAAAGTACAAGTATTAGACAATGTTGATTTTGCAGACTTTAGTTTTCAGATTTCAACAAATCCGCAACCTTTTAGATTAAAACTAAAGGCTAAAAAGTTTACAAATTTAAAAATAGTAATTGATAATAACCAAGAGACAGATTGTACGATATTACAATTAGTATTAAAAGTAGAAAGTTTCGGAGAAAGTAAATAGGAGGAAAAAGGGAAAAAGATTTCGAGAGAGAAGTATTAGATAGATTAAAAACAATCGAGGTAAAAATTGACGATTACAACAAGACAAAAGATAAAGCAGAGGCAGCACACGTTCAAGCAACACAAAATGAAAAAGATATTAATGAAATAAAAGATAAAATAAAATGGATATCAAGAACAGTAGCAGGAACAATTATAGGGATAGTAATTGGTGCTATTGTTTTTGTTATAAAAATGATGTAGGAGGTATTATGAAAAAAGCGTGGGAAGATATTAAATCGTTTGTAACTGTTATAACGACGATAGGATATTTAGCATTGACTTTTATGGGTAAAATGACACCAGAGTATCAAGACCTATATAAGTTTATAATTATATTCTATTTTGGAACACAAGCGGAAAAAGTAAATCAATTAATTCAAAAAGCAAAACAAAAAGAAGAAAACCAAGAGGAGATTGGAGGTTTAGGATAAAATGGCTTTAACAAAATTCACAGAAAATGTAAACAATATACAAGCATTATCAGATAGACCTAATGAATTAGACGGTTTAACATCAGCAGAATTAAAGCAAAGATTTGACAAAGCAGGTTCAGATATTAAAGTTTATTTGAATACTACACTTACACCTGAATTAGATACAGCACTAGCAACAATCCCAGATACAAGTAACTTTGTAACAACTTCTGATGAAAGATTAAGCGACTCAAGAAAATGTAATAATACATATGATAGTTGGTCTACTGCAAGAAACAACCTAAGAATTATATATGGTACTTCTTTACCATCATCAGCAGATAATGGGACTATATTCTTATTGTATAAGTAGGTGATTAAATGAATGTAATAGCGACATCATATTTTGACAATTATGCAAATTACCAATTAGGGTGGGACCTATTATCTACCAATTTAGAAGTTGGATATCACACAATCCGTCTTTATGGGGTTTTAAATGTAACTGGAAACAACATATCTTGGAGTAGTGGTACTGCTAGAGTTTTAGATACTGTTGTAAATATAGGTACATATTACAGTAGTGGAAGTTATACATTAGTAACTAGAGACCAAATAGTTTATATAGATGAACAAGGTAAAGCATCTATGTATGTAGATGGTTCTATTGATACTACGTATAAAAGTGGTTCTTGTGGTGGAGATGTAATTCTACCAGATGTTCAAAGGATACCAACTTTAATAAATGGTACAGATTTTAAAGATAACGAAAACCCAGTGTTTAATATAAAAGCCTATGGAAATTATGATATAAGAGTAAGATTAGAAATCAATGGTCAACCATATGCTCAAAGAAATTTAGTTAGTAAAAATTCGCAAGTTTATACTCTTGAATTAACTGATGAAGAAAGAGAAACCATAAGAGGGCTAATTACTGGAAATAGTATCCCTGTAAGAGAAGTTGTAGTAACTTTAGATAATGGGCAAGAGGTAAACTGGAGTTGGGGAGACTATACTTTGACAAAATCTGTTAATTTTGCAAGAGTAAGAATAAATAACCAATGGAAAAGTGCTGTACCATATGTAAGAATAAACGGGCAATGGAAACAAGCAAAACCATATGTACGAATTAATAATAATTGGAAGGAAGGGATTTAAGGGCAAGTTATGAAGAAGATTTAAACAGATTAAAAAACGCACAAAGAGATGCTGCTGTTGCAGATTTACAAAATACACGTAATCAAGCATTAAGCAATTTGCAAGCAGAAAGAGCATCAAATACAGCATTGTATAATCAACAAAGGTCTAGTGCAAATGCTCAAAATAGATTAAGTGCTAAGAATTTTCAAGAATATTTAGCATCTACAGGAAGAGCAAATTCAGGTTTAAGTGCACAAGCACGTATGCAAAATGCAAATAACTTAAACACTAATATAAATAGTTTAAATTTAGGAGAAGCAGGGGCATTAGCAGACATTAATCGTAGACAAACATTAGCAAATGATGCTTATAACACTGGCTTAGCAGGTGCAAATGCTCAAATAGAGTCAAATTACATTCAAAATCTGCTTAATGAAAGACAAAAAGAATGGCAAAGACAAATGCAAGAGAGACAATTACAAGAGAATATTAGACAATTTAATGAAAATCTTGCTTTACAAAGGCAACAATTATACAGCCGTTTTAGCGGTGGTAGTGGTGGTGGCGGTTCTACTAATCGTGGAACAAATGAAGATAGTGGAGATGTTCGTATAAGTTCAGTATCATCTCCAGCAAAATTTAGTTCTGGAAATGCAGCAAGATGGTACGTAAATAATGCTGCTGGATTGACTTCATTAAATCAATTAAGAAGCGCATTAGAAAGAGGACTAAGTGAGGGCTCAATCAATCAAGATGATGTAGCGAGAATAAGAAAAGCCTATGGCGTATAGAGGTGATAAAAATGGGTAAAAGATACAATCAAGATGAAATTAATAATATACTTGGTGATTTAGGAAATGTTACTCAGAAAAATTATGTAGCACCTACAGTAAAATCTAACGTAGCACCTGCTATGTCAGTAGTTGCTCAACAGCCTAGAACGGTACAACCTACTGTTACTATGAATATGCAACAAACATCATCATTAACACAGCCAACGGTACAACCTACTGTAAATAAACCTTCTACTAAAACAAAAAAAGAAGATAAGAAAAAAGCAGGAATATTAAAAACTGCTTTAAAAACCGCTGGAAACATAGCAACTAATATGGGTGAAGGTGCTTTAAAAAAAGGAGAAAATGTTTTAGATACATTAAATGATATAGCAGATGCAATAAACAACCCTTTAACATACTTAGGTAACAAAGCAGCATACGGTAAAGATGTTGCAAAAAAAGCCTTAAAAGAAAGTGAAAAAAAGCAAACAGAGTTTATTAAAAGAGATTTAGTAAATGAAATGAATGAAGCAACTGGCTGGAACGATATGAAAGAAGATTGGGAAAAAGACTCTTTAGTAAAAAGTGATAACTTTGGTGGGCAACTTGCTCAAGGTGTAGGTGCTATGGTACCATCTCTATTAGCAGGTAGATATTTAGGCTTTGACCCAAAACTATCATCAATAAAAGGTCTTAGTGGTGCTCAAAAAGCAAAAGCAATAGCAGGGAATGTTGCTAAAACTTATGTGCCCCAATTACCATCAAATGCTGTTTTAGGGTTATCAAGTTACGGAAGTGGTATGGAAGATGCTTTAAATGAAGGGGCATCAAGAAACAAATCAAGACTTATGGGATTGGCTAATGCAGGAATAGAACAAGGAACTGAAATGTTAACTGGAGGTGTTCCTGGTTTAGGAGGAAAAGGTGGAATAGACCAATTTATCGAACCATTCCTAGATAAAATTCCAAAAGGATATAGAAATGACTTTATAAGATATATGTATAGAGCAACTGGAGAAGGCCTTGAGGAAAAAGTTGGAACATATTTAGATGCTTTAGCACAAAAAGGCGTTTTAGGAAAAGATATAGATTTGAAAGAAGTGTGGAAAGACTCTAATAGAGCATTTGCTTTAGGTACTGCTACTGGTGCTATTTTAGACTCAGGGCAATTAGTAGGAGATTTAGGTTCTACTAGAGCACAAAATATAGAAAACAGAAAAGTGAAAGAGCAAAATGTGCCTTTAGAAACCACTCAAACTAATCAAGAGACTCCAAAAGTTGAAGAGAGACAAATTAATCAAGAGGCGCAAAACGAGGTTAAAGAAGTAGGAAGTGTACCAATAGAGCAACAACAAAAAGTAGAAAAAACACAACCAATAGAAAAACAAACAACAAAATTTGTTGAAAAAAATGGTAAGTACACAAAACAAGATGTATTAGACACTGCTGAAAAAATAAAAAAATCGTTTAACAATGAAACATTAACAAATAAAAAAGGGAAAAAAATATCTAACTTTTATTCAAATATAACTGAAAAATCACAATTTATAGAACCAGAAACAAGAGAAAAACTAAAAACAGAAAAAGATTTGAAGTTTTATAAAGATGTTACAAACGAGCAATCTTTAAACGAGGCTGTTGAAAAAATAGGAACGACTCCATCAAGTCAAGCAAAAGCATTAAATGAGTTTTTAACAAAGCAAGACCAATTTACTGCAACTGATATGGCAGAAGGTTGGGTGTTTTTAAAACAATACCAAGACGCAGGTAATTATGATGCAATGGCAAATGTTGCAAAAAAAATGCGAGATATGGGCACTAAATCAGGGCAAGCAATACAAATGTTAAATTTGCAAGCAAGATTAACGCCAGAAGGAATGTATAGGTTTGCCGTTAATGAACTAGCAGAAGCAGAACAAAAGTTTAATAGTGAAAAAGGAAGAACCAAAGAAGAAATAGATAGATATAGAGATAATTTCCAATTAACACCAGAGGAAACAGATTATATTAAATCTCAAATGGAAAAAGTTCAAAAAATGCAACCAGGTAGAGAAAGAGATATAGAAGTTGCAAAAATAAATAAAATGCTTTCAGACAAACTACCTCACACTAAAGGAAAGTCACTAAAAGCGTGGATGCGGCTATCTATGTTATTTAACCCAAAAACCCAAGTAAGAAATGTTGCTGGAAACGCATTGATAACACCAGTAAACGCACTAGCAGATGTTACTGCTGGTATAGCGGATAAAGCAGTATCAAAAGTAACAGGGGCAAGAACAATAGGAGGCCCATCACTAGGCGGTGCTATAGCATATGGAAAAGGTGCTGTAAAAGGTATAAAACAAGCAACTCAAGATTATAGACTAGGAATAGACACAAAAAATATTAATCAAAATAGATTTGACATTGGGCAAGGTAAACAATTTAATGAACAACATAAAGGCCCTTTTAAAGATGTTAGAAATGCAGTTGCTAAAGGCTTAAATGCAACTAATGATTTTTTGGGCTATTTAATGGACGCTGGAGACAGGGCTTTTTATCAAGGTAGTGTTGAAAATTCTTTATACAATCAACAAAAGTTAAATAACACGACAGAAATAACAAAAGAAATGGCAGATATTGCGGAAATGGAAGGATTGCAGAGAACATGGAATGACGATAATCAATTTACAAAAGCAGTTCTTAACATAAGAAGAGCAATAAATGATATAGGCGGATTAATGCACGTTAAGGTAGGAGATTATGGTTTAGGAGACCTTATGATACCATTTGCAAAAACCCCAGCAAACTTAACAAAAGCGATAGTAGATTATTCACCAGTGGGGCTTTTAAATTCAATTACAGAAGGCAAAAATCTAAAAAGAGCAATAGCAACAGGAAATTATACACCACAACAGCAACACGATTTTGCACAAACACTAGGCAAAGCAACAGCAGGAAGTATTTTATATGCTTTAGGGGTTGCTTTAGCAAAAGCAAAAATCACGTCAGGAGATAGTGATGAAGATAAAGACCTTAAAAACTTTATGAGATATAATCTTGGTATTCAACCATATTCAATAAAAATTGGAGATAAATCATTTACATATGATTGGGCTCAACCTATTGCTGCACCATTTGCAATTACAGCAGATATAGAAAAAGGAATAGACGAAAATATGACAGCACCTCAAGCAATACAACAATTTTTAACGACAGGATTTAATATTTTAACAGAGCAATCATTCTTATCAGGAATAAATGAAGTCTTGAATGATAATGATGGTTTATTGCACGGTATTGAGCAACAAGTAATAAATATGCCTGCAACTGCTGTACCAACATTATTAAAACAAGTTACTGATATGCTAGACGGAACAAAAAGACAAACATATTCAAAAGAAGGAATGACTGAAAATGCTAAAAAATATGCTATGTCAAAAATACCTTCTGAAAGTAAGAAATTATCACCACAAGTAGATGTTTTAGGTAATGAAATACAAAAATATGGTGGAGAAAATAACGCTTTTAATGTATTTCTTAACCCTGCAAATACAGAAAAAGGGCAAAAAAGTGATGTTTCTGAAGAAATTTATTCGTTATATAAAGCAACAGGAGATAAAAATATTATTCCAAAGAAAGTCGATTATTCAATAACAATAGATGGCAAAAAGAAAGTTCTTACTACAGAAGAAATGGAAAAATGGCAAAAAGCATCAGGTAAATATGTAACAGATAATATAAGAAAAGCCATAAATAGCAAAGATTATCAAAGATTATCTGATGAGAAAAAAGCATCAGTAATAAATGGAATAGTAAATTATTCTTATATGAAATCAAAATCAGAAACATTTGGAACAAAGATTTCATCATATTATAGTGGACCATCTAATGCAGAGAAAAAAGGAATACCAATGTATGATTATTATATATCTAAGGCAAAAAGGAGTGATTAAAGGATAAGAATAAACCCAATAACAATGGATATAGAAATGGTAAAAAGAGATACTGGGCCAATCTCAGTAAGACCTAAGATTAAAGATACAGGGGAGTACTTTCTAACTGAAGGTGCTACCCTTTACTTTACTCTAAGAAGATTAAAAGACAGGTCTATTATATTGCAAAAATCAACTACTGAGTTTGAAGATGGAATTGGTTCTATTGTATTAGAAACAGCAGATACAGAAAACCTAGATGAAGGAACATACATTTATGACTTAGTAATGATAAGAGCAGATGGGACAAGAGATACCTTAATACCAGAAGGAAGAGACTCATTATACTTTGTTATTAAGAAAGGAGTGAAACAAGGGCAATAGAAATAGGTAACTTAATAGAATTAGAAATACCAGCAGGTGCTAGAGGAGTTCAAGGCCCTCCAGGTCCAAAAGGAAGAGACGGAAGAGAATTCCATGCTATGGTAGGTAACACAACAACATTAGAACCTGGAAGTGATGCTACTGTATCAATACAGGAAGATGAAGAAAACGACTTAGTATACTACAATTTTGGGATACCAAGAGGAGATAAAGGAGACAAAGGCGATAGAGGAGATACTAATTTCACAACATTTGATGTCATAGATGGAAAACTAATTGCCTATTATTCTCAAGAAAATAGAGGATATGAATTCCAATTAAATGGAAATAAATTGGAGGTGGTACTAGATGAATGAAATGTCTAAAGTATTAGGAGTTGTTGCTATGGAACCAAAAGGCGAGTATAGTTCTTCCACTTATTATGAAAAACTAAATGTAGTAACTTATGAAGGCTCTAGTTATGTTGCTATAAAAGCATCAAATGGTGTGGAACCTAACAATACAGAATATTGGCAATTATTATCAGAAAAAGGAAAAGACCAAGAATTACCTAGGAACAGCAAATATATAGGCTATATTTATGCAGCAGAACAAAACAAACAATCAATAGAATATATTACAGAACTATTAACAAGATACAAAAATGCAGGGTTTAAAGAAAGCCAAATGCTTATTAACATCAATAATGACGGTTCAATAAAAGAAGATGCTTCAAAATTTTCAGGATATAACACTATTGCAAATGAATTAAATATTCCAATAACATCTATAAAGTTTCACGGAAAATATACAGCGACTGGTTATCAAGAAGCAATTTTAGATTGCCTTGAATATTTTCCTAATGTTGATACAGTTTTTGTGTTTAACGAGCAATCTGATAAAGTATATAATAATGGGCTAAATCTCCCAAATATAATTAAAAGTAATTTCTCAAATGTAAAAAAAGTAGGTTTTACAGTTGCTTATAATATGGCGTTTATAAATAATGACACTTCAACAAGTAATTGGAATGAAATTGGAGAATACTATGATTTAATAGGAGTCAATGTATATCCATCTTGCTCTTCTTATAATGACGCACCACTTTGTGATTACGAAAAAGTATTAGAAGCATTTAATAACCCAAAATTTTTACTACCTTGGAAAAAAGAAATATGGGTAACAGAGTCTGGAGTTTTACCTTATTGGCAAATGATGGAATTACCAGAAAATTATGACTCAACATTGTTAACAGACACAACAAAAACTACAGAGCCACAATATTTATTTTATAGAGCATTAAATGAGTCAAATATTGCAAAAATGGCAAAAAAAATAATACCTTGGTATATTGAAAGTGGAATGAGTGATGAAAACCACGAATTGTTTGATATTTTAGAAAATATCATAACAAATAGATAGGAGTGATATAGATGAAAATATTTAAACATAATGTAAATACTACATTTTTAAGAATTTGTAGAATTCAAATTAATTCGCCACAAAGAAATCAAAACATTTATCCTAATCATTATTATAAATTGACAATACATACTGATGAAATTTACAATCCTGGTTCTTTATCAAATACTTATGATAAAACGCTAGAAATATATTGCAATAAAACATCTCAATATTTTTATACTAACTCAAGAAATATGTATTATAAATTAACCAATGATAATGACAATGTTTATTTAGATATAGGAATGAGTATATCAACTTTGTCAACAAACATTACTTGTGATATAGAAACAATAAATCCTGGTAGTGTTACAACATACTTAGATAGTGATACACAATCGAATTATACAAAAATTGATTATTATGCAAGTGATTTAACTATGGCATATAAAGGTAATGTTCAATATGTATGGTTAAGTGCAAATGCAGAGCAAATTATAACAGTTCCTAAATCTTTGGCAATTTTTAGGGATTTAAGTACAAGTATAAGAGGCTCTACTAGAAGTTCTGATATATTTAATGGAGATAATAGTTCTTTTACTATAACAGAATTATCAAGCAATGATTTTAATAGAGTTGTAAAAATAGCGGCAAAAAGAAATTGCCCTTTATATATTGAAACGGTATAGACTTTGCCACCTACCGATACATTAGGTAGTGTAAAGCATAAGTGAAAAATTAGATGTTATAAATCAGTATCGCTATAACACAAATTATTGATAAGGAGGAGATTAAAGGTCAAGAATACAAGAATTAGGTCCTGTTGGTTTCAACCCTACAGGAGAATATGATAATACAAAACAATATGAAAAATTAGATGTTGTTTATTATGAAGGCTCAAGTTACTCTGCAAAAAAAGACTCACAAGGCCAATTACCTACTAATGAAGAATATTGGGAATTGCTTGCGGTTGGAACAGCAAATCAAAATATTTATAATTCTGTAGAAGAAATGAAACAAGATGAAACACTAAAAAGTGGAATGTTTGCAATAACAGTAGGATATTATGAACCAAATGATGGTGGTGGTTCTGTATATAAGATTACAAACGTACAAGATAACACAAAATATCAAGAAAATATGAACAATAATAATTTTGCTACATTAATAACAAATGGTCAAATAATACCACAGCAATTTGGTTGTAAAGGTAATGGAATTGATGATGATAGTGAAAAAATGCAACAATGTTTAAACTATGCAAGTATTAACAAAACATCAGTACAATTAAAAAACAAATATCTTATAAGTAACAAAATTATATTAAATTCTAATTTACCATTAATAATAAATGGCTCACAGCCACAAATTGGTCAAACAATTTCAGGAAATAATTCATCATTTTCAAACTTTATATTTGGAAGTTACGGAAATATAGAAATAACTGGAACAACAAATGTTACTTTTCAAAATGTTGGGTTTAACGGAACAAATAAATGTATAATAATTAAATCTTTTAGAAATAAAATAATAAATTGTTCTTTTAATGGTTTTGATAATGCTATATCAATGGAAAGTGGAACTAATTGGGTTGGAGAAAATCAAATTTTAAATAGCACTTTTAACACTGTTACAACTTGCGTATTGTTAAATAGTGGAAGTGATAGCGATATTTGTGGCAACTTAGTAGATAAAACTTGTGATAATTTTATTACAGGAGGAAACGACGCTGGCTTTAAAATAGAAAATAACCACGACTATTCAAAATACGGTAGTGCTTTAAATGGATATAATGTTACATTTGTAGGAAACTATATTGATGGCTGGAATAAATTGACAATAACTGGAAATAGTGGCTTTAATATTACTGGCAATACATTTTTAGGCCAAACACCAACAAATGGAGTAAATAAAGCAATAAAATTTACTGCATCATCAATATCTAGTGGTTGTGTTTGTGGTAACAATATGACAAATAGTGCAAATAATTTAACAAACGACTATTTATATTTTATAGATATAGAAGATGTAACATATTTTAGTTATGTAACAGTAAGTGGTAACAATACAGTTATAGCAAAGAAAATATTTTATGGTGGAAACTCAACAAAATTATGGAATTCTTTAATAGAAGATGCGACACAATTAAGTATTAATGTAACCAATGACAAAGTAACATTAACGTCATCTCAATCAAGTTTTTCTAATAATATAGCAACAGTTCACATTAAAGCAAATTTAGACAATATTACAAATAAAGAGTGTTTTAGATTGTCAAATGTATGTTCTGCTTGGCTTTATATAATAAAAATGAACAATTCTACATCTGAAACAAATGTATATTTATCAGATACTAATATAATTGAAGCAAAAGGCTCTTGGTCAACAGCAACTTCAATAGAAGTATGGGCAATAGGTATAAAAAAACCAGCAAGAATTCCATCATTGTTTTAATTTTGCCACCTGCTGCCACACTATGAAGTGTAAAATATAATTAAAAAGGAGATGAGAGTAGAGGACATACCAAGAATTTAAAAACAAATATAATGGTAAAAAAATTGATTATGATGGTGCTTACGGCTGTCAATGTTGGGACCTAATACAATACTATAATGTTGAAGTATTAAATGTACCAGACTCAGTATTTAGTGGCTGTGGTTGGGTAAAAAATATGGTATTATGGGATTGGAAATATGCAGAATTAATGCAGTATTTTGATGAAGTTCCTACTATTGATATGCAACAAGGAGATGTTTGCATTTGGACTGGAGGAGACGGACACGTAGCAGTGTTTGATTACTACAATCCAAATGACAATAATTGTTATTACTTTTCCCAAAATCCAAATCCTTGCCAAGTAATGGCCGTAAATATGGACGGACACCATGCGTTTAGAAGAAAGAAAGAGACTCCGCCAGCACCAGAACCTACACCTGTTATTACTCCAAATGTTCAAAGAGATGAAAAAAGAGACCAAATCGAAGTATTAGTAGATAATTTAAGGGTTAGAATTGCACCAGGGCTAGATAGCCAAATAATTGGATATGCTAATAGAGGTTTATATAACTATTTAGAAACTGCTGAGGTAGATGGTTATGTATGGTATAGAATATCAGACAACAACTGGATAGCATCAAATGAAGAATGGACTAAAGTATATCCAAAAAAAGAAGATAAATATACTAAACTAAAAGTATTAGATGAAAAAGACGGATATTATTTAGTAGATTTAGGAAAAATTTGGATAAAAGGAGAATAAAAAATGAAGAAAAAAGAAGTAGTTCAAGAAGAAGAACTAGAAGAATATGAAGAAACTACTGTCCCTGAATATTACATATTAAAAATAGGGGAAACATTAAAAGATGTAGCGAAAAAATTTGGTTTAAAAGAAGAAAAACTTCAAAAGTTAAATGGAGAAGTAATTGGAACAAATCAAATTAAATTAAAATAAGAGGGAGAAGTAATCTCCCTTCTTTTTTTATTATGGAGGGTTTATGTTTAAAGATTATAAAAGATACTTAACTGTGAGTATCCAAGTGTACCTAATATTATTGACTATAATATTTATAATGAAGATAGTTGGGTTAGATTATTTTGGTTTAGATGTTAGCAACCCAAAATTAATTAATATAAGTGATTATTTAAGCAAAACGCATTTAGGTGATTTATATAACTTTATTACAGTATATTTAATGTTTTACTTTTATTTATGCTTGGCTTGCAACAAAAATAAATTATATAAATTTGCTCTAATTGGCTCTTTACTAAATTTTGTACCACAATGCTTATTAAATGTTTTCTATAAAATGGATTGGATATACCAAATATGGTGTATATCAATAATGCTATTTTTTCCTAAAATAGTAGACAAAAAAGTCAGTTTTAAAAAGATAATAAAATATCTTATTATGATAAACATATACCAAATAATATCTTTGATTATAAGGAATGTTAGTGTAAATAGTAATTTTAGCAACTTTTTGGTTGAAAGCATTTTAAACTTAGACCAATTACTTATGCTAGCAATAACATATAATATCCATTTTATGAAAGGAGATGTTAAATTATGTGGAGTGGAAGCGGAAGTTGGATTTTCTTCGCTAAAGAAACAAAACTACAAGAAATCGCTAAGAAAATTGCAAAAAGATTTTTCTAGTTTAGACAAGCAAGAAAAAGCATCTTATATTATTTATCTATTGTTAAGTTTATTTTGGAATTTATTTACTGTCGTTACTGTAATATTTATAGGAATATTGAATGATACAGTAATAGAATGTATATTTATACTATCTTCATTCTGGATATCTAAAATGATATTTAAAAAGTCTTTTCATCTAAAGAGTATGTTACAATGCTTTATCCTATCAAATCTATCTTATTACGTACTAAATAGAATTACTTCTCCAATAGGAATAAGTATTCTAGTACCAATAATGTTAGGAGTGGGCCTATCCTATGTAACATCTAAATTAGTAAAAGACTATAAACCCCTATATAAAGGTATGCCTCTTGAAGAATTTGATAGAAGCATATTAAAAGTAGTAGATAAAGATAGTGATAAATATAACATTTGTTATGACTTCTTTATAAAGAAAGAGAATGCAATATTCTTAGGAAGAAAATACCAATATACAGAAGATGGAATAAGAAAGATAACTGCAAGAGTAAATAATAAAATAAAGGCACTCAAATGAGTGTCTTTTTTATTTTGTACTAATTTGTCTACGTGTAATTTTATAAAGTGATATTGAAGGAGGCAAACTGAATTATTTTAAAACAATAATTTATGTTTAAAAGCCTCCTCTTTTTTTATTGGAGGAAAATATGTACGGAAATTATATGAACTCATTCAATCAACAATCTAATTTAGACAGAATTAATAATCAAATAGCAGAATTAGAAAAAATAAGGGCTAATTTACAGCAACCAGTTCAGCCTATAACACAAAACTTTCAACTAGCACCTACAGCAACAATCAAATATGCACATAACATAGACGAGGTTTTAAAAACATCTGTTGTCGTAGATACACCATTCTTTAGTCAAGATATGTCTGTTTTATGGGTAAAAAACGCCTCAGGAGACGTCAAATCATATGAACTAAAGGAAATTATCAAGAAAGACGAAAAAGACCTTCAGATAGAGTTTTTGAAGGCAAAAATAGATGAATTAGAGAAAGGAATGAAGTCTAATGCAAAATCAAATGATGATGATGTTGATGAACCAAATCAGGGCAAGGGACCCACAAATGTTTCGAATGGTAGAACAAGCAAGGCAAAATCAAAGCAATCCGATTGAGTTTTTCAAGCAAATAACAAGCAAAAATTCTCCAGAACAAATGAATATGTTTTATAAAAAGGTGGAACAAATGGGATTTCCTAGTGATATTATTAGCAAACTTAAAGGATAGTATCTACACATTGTGTTGATATAAAACTATGAAAGGAGGAAATCGAATGAATGGAAGTAACGGAATAGTGCCAACAGTTGACCTAGCAACAAATAACACATATCCATATCCAGTAATGTATGGAAATGGTGGAAACTGTGGATTTGGTTTCGGAGGAGACAGTGCTATTTGGTTAATCGTTTTGCTTGCTCTTATTTGGGGAAATAACGGTAATGGTGGTTTCGGATTTGGAAACAATGGTTTTGATAATGGTTATGCTTGGCTATCTAATGGTCAAAAAGAAATTATGCAAAACACAAATAACGGATTTGATACATTACACCTTAGCAATCAATTAGATACTGTAAATAGTGGTATTTATTCATTATCTAATCAATTATGTAATTGCTGCTCTGATATGAACCAAACAGTAAGTAATGGCTTCTTTAATGCTGAAATTGCTGCAAATAATCGTGCAGTAAATCAAATGCAAGATACTTGGGCATTAAGTAGACAATTTGCTGATTGTTGCTATGATAACAAATTAGCAGTCCAAGACTTAAAGTCAACTGTAATTAGTGAAAATTGCTCTGATAGAGAAGTATTAAGACAAATTGGCCAAGATATTCTTGTAAATCAAACTGAAAATACAAACCGTATAATTTCAGAATTATTCAAAGATAGATTAGATGAGAAAGATGACAAGATTGCTGACTTAAACAGACAATTACAAATGGCTGATTTAAGAGCATCTCAAATTGCTCAAACTCAAGCAATTACTACAAGCATCTACAATGAATTAAAGAATTGCCCAGTAGGTACAGTACCAGTATATGGTAGTCAAGCAATATTCACTTGCCCTAACAACAATAGTTGCGGTTGTGGTGGATACAATCAATTTATTTAAGCAAATAGTCGATTACGACATACTCGAATACGAGAACTTGCTAAAATGGTACCGACATTAATGTCGGTGACATAGAGGATAGGCACGTTCTATCCTTATTTTTTTATTATGAAAGGAGATTTAAAAAATGATAGAAACAATTATTAATAAACCACTTGTTTTACCAAGTAATGCTAGTCCAATAACTTTTGATGATACTCCTATTAGAAGTAGATGTGCTTATTGTTCTAATGGTGGTTGGCTAGATTATCAAGAAGGAACACCTATATTTAAGATATTTGGTAATGGATACACAGGATATTATGATATTAATTTTAGTGCTTCAGTAAGTGCTGCCGAACCTGGAGTAGTAGCAGTAGGTCTTTTTGAAGATGGAATATTAATTCCAGACACTGTAAGGGCTGTAACTATTGCTGCTGCAAACGATTATGAAACAGTATCATTTAATAAAAAATTAAGAGTATGCCCAAGAGGAACTACTAATTTATCAGTGCAAAGTGTTTCAAGTGTAATAACTCCAAGCACTCCTGCTACTGGTATAGCAACAACACAAGCAACAATAACAAATGCTACATTTAATATTGCAAGATGGACTGGTAGATAATGAGGAATAATTTAGATATAACTTCATTAATCTTGCAAATATATAATCTTATTTTATTAATGCAAGACTTTAATAATAAAGATTTAATGCAAGAATTACAAACACAAGATGAAGTGTATTTAAAGAAAATAATTAAGCAGAATGAGGAAATTTTGGAACTCCTAGAAAGGAGAAAAAATGGATAAATTAATAGAAGAAATAAAAAAGTATATTGAAGAGCAAAAACAATTAGACTCAATAGATATTGATTATATGTATAAAGTGGTAGATATACTTAAAGATTTAGAGGAGGTAAAAAATATGAATAATGGATACGGAAGATATGGTAACTACGGAGAATACGGAGAATATGGTAGAGAAAACTACGGAAGAAGAGGAGTAGACTCAAAATATCGTGCTTCAAAATATATGGACGGAATGAGAGGAAGTTATGAAGCATACGAAGATGCTCGTAGTGAATACAATAATGGAAATTATGGTGCAAAAGAAGATGGTTTAAAAGAACTAGAATATATGATGCACGCTGCTATGAAATTTATCAAAATGGTAAAAGAAGAAGCAACATCTCCAGAAGAACAAGAAATTGTAAGAAAACACATTATGAAGATAAGTGAAATGTAATGTATAGATTTTATAATGCTAATAAATTAGGAAATTACGTTGACGACTGTACGATTAGGGCAATTAGTTTAGCAGAAGGTAATAGTTGGGACTATACTTATGACAAAATGAGTAGTCTTGCTCAATTAAATGGAACAATGATGGACGACGGAAAGTTCATAAGAGACTACTTAGATTGTTATTATGATAGAGTAAGATATTTGCCCTATACTGTAGGAGAAGTAGCAGGAGAATATCCTAATAATGTCTTACTAATAACAATGAAAGGTCATATAACGTGTTCAAAATATGGAACAATATATGACTCGTTTGATTGTAGAGAAAGAGTAGCAGAAGATGCTTGGATAGTAAAATAAAAAGACTAGAAATAGTCTTTTTTTAGTTTAAATAATTCCTTCTGAAAACTTTTAAAAAATCTTCTCTTGTACCATAGTGTTCTTCAAAATATTTTTGTGATTTAACTTTCCATTTGTTATTAAAATCTGTGTTTTCTTGTAATAACCCATGACATCTTAGGCATAAAGGGAGAACAAAACCATATTTCATAGAATTTTGCCTGTTTTTTCCTTCAAAAACTTCATGTTTAGTTAAATTAGACATACTACCACAAGCACAACACATACTTAAACTTTCATAGAATACACTATATCTATTTTTTTCTAATTTAGATAACTTATCACTTTTATATTTCATTTTGAATTCTTTTTTCTTTCTTCTATACCTAATTTATACCAGTATCTAGCAGAACGAGGACTACAATAAACAATATCTGCTATTTCTTGCCAAGTTAAATGACGTTTTTTTCCTCTTTCTGATACAAACTCCTTTTCTTTTAAACAAACTACGGCTTTAATTGTTTCTCCGTATTTAGTAAGCCTTTGAATTTCTTTTTCTTTAAGAGTGTTTAAATCATTAATTTTACCTTTAATATAAAGAATAGTAACTTCTAATTGTTGTTGATTTTCTAATTCTACGTATTTAAGAATATTGTCTGAGTGTTTTCCACCATCAACCATAATCTTATCAAATTTAGTTGCTTGAGGAGTAACTAAACTTTTTAATTGTTCTAATCTATTTTCGTAATACTCTAAGTTGTTTTCTAATTCTTCTAGTTTATTATATATTTCTTCTAGTGTCATATTACCCTATTTCTTCTTTCTTTAATATAAATTCTCTAATTTTATTTTTCATCTTCCCTCCAACTTATTTATCTTTTCTTTTAATTCTAAAATATATTTATAAATCTTGTAATAAGGGCTATTGTCGTCGTACTTTAAGTTTTGAACATTCATATCAAATTGAAGAGGGACTTTAGATTTTAAAAATTCCATTAATTGTTTAATTTCTTCATTACTCATCATAAAAATCCTCCGTAAGTGCTTTATATAATTCCTCTTTTAAGTTATCTTTACTAGGTTGTTCTAATATATTCAATGCTCTTTCTATCTTTCTATTTGCTCTTTTAAAATCATCAATAGCCCAGTTTCTTTCATCTTGTAGTTTAATATTTGACTCTACTACACTTGAATAATTTTGCTTGATTTCTCTTAATTCATTTAAAATATCTTTTTCTCTATAAATTCTATTCATCTTTACTCACCACCAATGAACAACATACAAATGCAAATAAAATAAGTATTATAAAAATCATATTATTTCCTCCAATTCCATATTATACTTATATTCAAATAATTTCTTTTTAATCCTGTAGACCTTATCTTTTGCCGTGTATGGCGATTTAACATCAATCACGTGTAATTTATCATCTCCAACCGAAACGTACGTAAAATCGGCTTTATATGTTATCTGACGGCGTGTTTTATTTCCTATCTTAAATTTATCCTGTAAAACAAACTCTTTTTGAAGTTCTAAATCTTTAATTAAGCCTTTTTTCTCTAAATATTTTAATTTTAAATAAAAGTTCCCCTCTTTTTTTGAGTCGAAAGTAATTCCATCTACTACTACTTTCTTTGAAAAAAACTTACTCCTTATATCAACTCCTTTGTTTTTCTTTTTCTTTATCTCTACCCTCTAAAATATCTAATATTGGTTGAATGTAGGAATTGAAAGCACCTATGTATAAGTGCTTGTTTTTCATATAGTAACTTGCTTTTGCTATCCTTTGTTTTAATATTTCATTCTCATATTCTAATTCCATATTTTTATTCATTAATTTTTCTATTGTTTTTTCAGTAACATTACTCATCAACACTTTCCTCCTTATCAATTCTTATTATTGTTCTATATCTATCCTCTTTGCCTTTAATTCTCATCTTATATGTATTCGCTCTCATAAATTGAAAAGTGTTTTTCTTTATCCCCATTTGTTTACAAATTTCATCAGGAGTGCCTATTGCTAAACATTTATCTCCTTTGTACATAGCATATTCCCAACTCTTTATCATTTTTCCTCCTCTGTTTTATCTAATATTTTTTTAATATATACCATTTAAACCACCAATATATTTTTGTGAAACCTTTAAGAACATATCTTATTTCAAACTCTGGTTCAAAACTTCCATAAGCATAATGCCCTAATTCTTTGCCACATTTAGAACAATAGACATCATATTCTGATAAATGGTAGCCAAAGCATTCTTCGTATTTCTCATTTTTTATGTTATGATACTTTTTTCTATGAAAACATATCATTATTTCCACCCCAATTCTTCTACTTGTTTATTTATGGCTTGTAATAATTCTTGATTTATAAAAAATACTGCGTGTCCATAAAACACATAACTACTATCATTTTGAACCACTACTTGTTTACCAATTAAGTTAAATTGAATATGTAGGTTGTCTTTATGATATGTTATTGTATCTTCGCTATTATCGTTTTGAATATAATCATATTCATACCCCAACTTTTCAAACATCTCTTTTGCACTCATTCCTATTCTCCTTTACTAATCTCTTAACCCCTTTATAATCTTCTTTGTTTTCATAATCAATACACCTTAAATATACTTCTTCAACATAAGGTTGATTAATTATTTCTTGTACTTCTTCTGATAAATACTCATCTGCAATAAACTCTATTACATTGTGTTTTGTTTTAATTTTTATCTTGTACATTTATTTCTCCTTATTCTATTATTTCTACTTCATCATTCAAATCGCTTTGTTCAGTGCAAATATATACATCTTCACCATCTGCTTCATATTCGTACCAAATACCACCCCATACCCAAATTCTAAATTCATCTTTTAGTGTTCCTGTTGTTATTTTTACTTTCTTTGGTACTTCTTCTCCATTTGCTATTTTATTTAATAAATCTATTACTTTCACTCTTTATTCTCCTTATCTAATATTTCTAAAAGTTTACTCATTCCTTTTGTTGTCATTGTTCCTTCTAATGCTATTAAAGGTTCTAATATATCTCTAACTTCTTTTATTATGTTTTCTTTTTGTTGTAATTGTTCTCCTTTTTTATCATTGTCATATAAAATACTAGCAACATAACTTTTTAATTCACTTATATTATTTACCCTTTGTATATCGTCATTTGCTATTGCTAAATATTTATCAAAATCTTCACTCACTCTTTATCTTCTCCTACTTTGTACTCCATATTTTTAAATTGTTCTTTTGTTACTATTGATTTAATATCATCAATGTAGTTATTTTTGTTGCAATCAATATAAGGTACTACTCTTGCATTTTTATTATTCATAACCACATCATCAAAAGCATAATCAATATCTTTTACCAAATACCCATTAACATAATCTCCGACTTCTATTAAATCAATAATTTGTTCTTTACTTTCAACATATTTTACAATATCTTGTGTAGGAACAGCACTTGTTATTTTTTTTGTATAATAATACACTCTATTCATTTCATTATCTATGCTTGTTATTTTTCCGATATAGCCACTTTTAGTTCTTACATAATCTCCAACTTTCATTATTACTCACCTTTGCTTTCTAAATTGTAAACCAACTTTTAATAGTATCTAAATTAATACCTATAAAAGCAATTAGCCCAAATATACCTATAACACTCATTATTATCCCTAAAGTTAATAACAATAAATTACCATCATCATTCCCATAAAATAATAAGAAAAATCCTACTATAAAAATTATTAAACTAATTATTCCCATTACCATACTTATTCTCCTTTGTTTTCTTTATCTAATATTTCTAAAAGTTCTTCTTGTATTCTATCTACTACTGGTTGAGAATAAGAATCTATAATAAAGAAATTGTCATCATTTTTTGCATATTCTCTAACTTCTTTTATTATGTTTTCTAGTCTTTCTATTTCTTCTTCCTGCTTCATAATTATTCTTTGTGTTAATATTTGGTCTTTTTCTTTAAATAATAATTTAGAATATTCTTCGACTATGCTATGTATGTTATTATCAAATCTTTCTAATTCTCCAACTTCAAACATTGGTTGCGATATTTTTACTTTTACTTCTTCACTCATTCTTTATCACTTCCCAAACTAAACTCGTGTATCATATATGCTATTTTCTTGTTATTTTCTTCTTGTGTTTCTAAAAAGTATTGATAGCAATTCAAATATCTTTCTATTTTAAGAATTAATATCTCATATTCATTTATTTGTTTTTCTTTGCTTTTTTCTAATTCATTTATGATACTATTCAATCTTTCTATTTCTTTGTTTTTTCCTTTTACTATTTCATTTAATTTCAATGCACTCTCTGTTAAATTATCAAACGCTTTTTTCATTTCATATAGTTCTATCATATATAAACACCCCACTTTCTAAATTCATTTATTTTATTTAAAAGTTGAGATTTTATTTTATTAACCTCATTATATCTTATTCCTGTTGCTTCTATTCTATCCATAATATAACCAATTCCATATTTTTCTATATAATCAATAGGCAATTCTATACAAAACCCACATTTTGGAGGATTTATATAGCACTCACTTTTTGATAAATAACTATTATTAGTATCATTATATTCATAAACCTTAGGCATTGGTACTTTATAACCATCAAACATTAATAAAATGTTTAATCTTTCAGGTATTCTTTCAATATATCTTAATTCAACATTTATCAAATCTTCTGGCTTTACTTCAACAACATCTTGCTCAGGTTCGTTGAAATCATATAAAGTACCACAATATTTACATTTATGATTAAAACTATGTTCTATTGGACTACCACAATTTTTGCAATTTCTTTGTATCACCTTACTCACTCCTCATTATAAAAACTATTTTGTATTCCATAAGAACCTTGTCTATACACAACTCTACAAAAATCATGTATCTTCATTAGTATCTTAAACTTTTGGTAACAGTAATTAGTAAACTCACTTTTAGTATATTTTGTTTCTTTAGAATATTTAACGCTATTAAGCATTATTTCATTCCATCTATCAGCCAAAGAAAGGGCTAGTTGAGACAACGTATAAGCAGTAGTAAAATCGCTGCTATCTAGGTTGTTAAAGTCCTCTACTAGCCCATTATATAACTCTATATCTTTTTGTAATTCTACCAAGGCAAGTCCTCATCTTTTATTTGTATTTGATTGCCTGTATCAAAATCCGTTTTTATTGACATATCTTTGAACTGATTTTCTTGTTTCTTTTCATTTCTCCATTCGACTCTTTCTGCTACTACATCAGTTGAATATCTCTTTTGCCCATCTTTTTCATAATCACTTATTTGAATTCTTCCTTCAACTAAAATATGAGTGCCTTTAGAACAATATTCTTTTACGTTTTCAGCAAGTTGGTTCCATACTACTATAGGAATAAAATCTACTCCTTCTTTTGCTCTATTTACAGCAACATTAAATCTTGCCATTGGTGTACCAGAACTTGTTTGCTTTAATTCAATATCATTTGATATGTTTCCACTAATTATTACTTTATTCACCGATTAAATCTCCTAACTCTTTTAATAATTTACTTACTTTGCTTAGTGTTTCTAAATCATCATCTTCTTCAAAAGCAACTTCAAATGCTTTATGTAATAAATCTTTAGGAATACCACTTTCTGATAAATTTTTAATAATCGTTGCAAGTAATGCTAATAAACTAGTTGTTTTTCCGTTTACTGCAAAACAAACATCAGTTGCTACAATATATGTAGTAATCTTTCCATTCTCTTTTTCTGACTTAGTTAATCTTTCTATAATTTCTTCTTTCATTTTATTTTCCTTCTTTCTTTAATTTCTTTTCTAGTATTAATTTACATTCATTTAATTGAGCATTAGTCATTTCACTAATACCTTTTACTTTAAAATGTTTTAACATTTCTTCATGGTCTGTATCAGTTTCTAGTTCTAACTTGTTCACCTCATTAATTAGTTTGATTTTTTCATCTTGTTCTTCATCACTAGGCAAGTCTATAATTTTTGCTATAGCCTCTTTTAAACTTTGTTTAGTATTTTCATTTCCAACTAACCACATTAAGTAATTTTTATCTATTTCTGCTATTTGTTTTAGAGTCTTTCCTTCGTGTTTTCCATAAGTCATTAGTGTTTTCTCTGCCTCTTCTTTAGATATTTCATATCCTTCAGGTAAATCTTCTCCAGCATAAATGTAAATACCTAAACCAAACATAGCAATATTCTTTACTAAGCATCTCATAATTGTCTTATTAATGTCAAACATAGTTGCTGCTTCTACTGATTTTTCTATATAGTTTCCTGTTGCTTTTCCATCTTTGTATTCTTTTACTTTATAAGTATATGTATGATTTAACATAGCCTTGTTATTTCCGTCCATTACTGGTAGCCACATTTCATAAGTTTGGCGGTTTATAGTAACTTTAGTAAATACCATATAACCAGTATTTTCATCATAAACATAAGGCAAGTTGTTTTCAAATTTTAATATTTCATAAGTTGCATCTGGGCAAATCTTTTTAATTTCACTCCAAGCCCAAGTCCAACTTAGGTATGTTAGGCCATTTTTGTTCTCAGTGTGGCCATTAACACTGATTTTACTTAAATCTTCAAATTTCATTTCTTATCACCTTTGTAAATATATTTATCATAATGGCTCTTATCTCCAAATCTATCAATAAAAATCACTCTTTCATTTCTTATATCCATATTGTATCTATTTCTTAGGTTGTATATGATAGCACTTAATCTTGTAGCACCATACTCATTAATTGCTTCTAAAGATGATATAGAACCTTTTTCTATCAAGTGCAACTGCACCGCTTTTGTTTTATTCACTCAAATTTCTCCTCTCTTTAACAATTTCATTTAATGATTTTGCCATATCACAGCATTCTTTATAACTCCCTTTAAACACTTTTCCATACCCATAGCCTCTATTAGTAGTACTTTCATAATAAACTATATAATTATTTTTTTCATTAGGTTCATTACTTTTACAAACTTTATAAATCTGAGTCTTTTTTAATCTAGCGAGTTTATTATATATTTTATCTCGTATACTAAGTCTATTAATTCTGTTTTCTTTTTTGGTACGTTTTCTATTAAATCTTGAATTGAGCCTACGCATTTTTCTAATCTCTCCAATCTTTCTCTTTCATCAATTCTTTGTTGAATGGCTTCTTGTTCTAAATCACTAAGAATTGGTTCATCATATTCATAACTCATATTAATTTCTCCATTATCTTAATTTTCTTGTAATCTTTTATAGAATTATAAGGTACTCCTTTGTATATAGGCAAATTCTTTTCATAACAATTAAGTAATATTTCACTAGGTGTTATATCTTCAAAAAATGCGTTATCATTTTTTACATAAAATTTTAAATACATTTTTCCATATACTTTCTGGAATAATTCACTAGTAGGTAATTCTAATTCATAATATCCTTCTATTTTATTTTCTTTGCTTAATGTAGGTATTACTTGAAACTTTAAATACTTGTATATTCTTTTAAAGTACCTTTTTAATGCTTTCTCTTTCTTTCTATATTCGTTTTCATCAAATAATGTCTCGAATATCACTTAACAACTCCTCCATTTCTTTTTCATCATTCTCACTTGCTTGATTAGAATAAGGTTCATTAAACCAAATAGGTGTATTACTTTCTTTTTTAGATTTACTTTCCCATAATCTAATAGATGCTTTCCAATCTTTCATAGGTGATTTACCTACTTTCCAACCTTTGCTTTCGTAAAAGTCTATAAAAGTACTAGGGTTTACTGAGTTTCCTCTTTCTTTGCAATACTCTTCAACTTCTTCTAAAGTTGGCTTTTTAAATCTTTCTTTTTCTTTATATATTTCTTTTTTATTTATATTATTAATATTACTTGTATTATTATATGAGAAGTTTTCTTCTATATGGTTATTACGTGAAACTTCTATATGGTTTTGTTGTGAAACTTCTATATGGTCGATATATATTTTTCTAACCTTTTTAATAGTACCATCTTCGTATCGTTTTGTTGTGATTTCACTTTTTAAGTATCCTTTATCTTCAAGTAATTTTATCCAATCAGTTATTGTCCTAGTACTTACATTATAAAGATTAGAAAAGTACTCATTAGTTGCTACACAAAAACCAAATTTGTTACTTAAAGTACTTATTTCTCCATATAATAATTTAGCATTAGCATTTAATTCACTATCATATCTTACATTTGCTGGAATTATAGCATAGTAACTAGGCTGTTCTCCCATTTTATTTCTCCTTTCTTTCAAACAAATAGTCTAAAGTTAATCCAGGAAAAATATTTTTTTGAATTTCTTGCATTTCTTTTAATGTGAATTCTGCCTTTCCGTTAAATTTAAAATTTGTATTAGAATGACACTTCTTTATACATTTTGCTATATCATCTTGCTTTATGTTATTTCTTTTCATTTCTGCCATTAAATTTGGAAACATATCTTCACCATCCTTTCTTCCACTAATTATATTATATCACATAAGTTTACCAAAGTCAACATTTTTATTTTGTGATAAAACAGTAATTAGTGAAAACTAACTTTCTCTTAACTTGTCAAATGCCCATCTTACAAACTCTGCTTTATTAATTCCTTGTGATTTTAAGTAAGAACATAGTTCATTATATTCTTCCTTGCTTAATCTTGCTGAAAACAAAGTTGTAAGTTTATTATTTCTTTTAACATTATACTCAACCTTATGCTTTCTTGCTTTTTCTGATAACATTTTTTTCCTCCTTTTTCTTATCATAAAGAATTTCTAATAATGGTTCGAAGTAAACATTGAAAGCACCTATATACATATTATTGTTTTCAATGTAGTTTATTGCACTATTTATAATTCTTTCTTGTCTTTCTACTTCAAACTCTAAATCACTAACTTTTGTTAGTAAATGATTTATTGTATTTTCACTTATATTATTCATTTGTTTCTCCTTATCTAATATTTCTAATATCGGTGTAATTGCTTTTGCTGGCAAATCACTGCCACTAACACAACCATTGTTTTTAATATCCCATTCAGTTATTAGTTCTGACATTATATATTCTCTAACTTCTTTTATGATAGAGTGCATAATTTCTCTTTCTACCAAAACATTTGTTATCGCTAAACCACCCAATAACTCTCCATAATTTTCTTTTTTAAATCCTAATAAGTCATATATCAAATATCTATACGTACAACTTTCGTTTTCACTTATTAATTTTGCTAATACATCAAAAACTTTTTTTGTTTGGTCTAATCTTATTTCTTCTTCGCTCATAATATATTTAACTCCTCATATACTTTTACTATTTTTGGTATTTGTATTGCAAACCAGTCTACCATTTCTTCATTTTCTGCCCACGCAGGAGAATTATCAGAATTTTCTCTTAAACCACTCTCATACAAAAATGCGTGTAGTATTTCGTGCCTCAACACTTTATTCTTAAAGTCTGCAAGGTTTTTACAACTTTCATTTGTTTCTTTTTCTATATCACTATGTATAACTATTTCTTTAGTGTGAAAATCAGTAAAACCCCATAAATTACTAATTCTAGTATCTTCTTCTCCACTTTTGAAAAATATTCTATAATCAGTTCCTAATACATTTGCTTTCACTTTTTATCACTTCCTATTAAAACCTCATACATTAAATCTCCAACTGTTTTGTCTTCCATAAATCGTTTCTTTCGATATTTAATAGTATATTGTTTCTCATATATTTCTTTTGCTTTTCTTAATTTTTCTTCTAAACCTTTAACATATTCTTCACTATAAACTGTTCCTGTTGTATATTCTCCTGTATTTTCTATCGGTTGATATATCACTCTTTATCACTTCCTTGCATTAATAAATAAATTAAATCATCAAGCACATATCCAAACCTATATTGTAAACCTTTTGATTTTTCAAGTGCTTTGTTTATGATATTATTTAGTCTTTCAACATAACTCACTAAGTTTTTATATTCTTCTTCAAGAATTACAGGTCTTTCTCCTTTTGAAAAATCAAATCTTTTTAGATATTCTATTATCTTTTTTGCTTCATAATTCACTCTTTATCACTTCCTAGTCTATCATTACTATTCCATTTGATAAATTTAATATATCTTTAACACTTTTTGCTAAATCGTCTGCTTCTGTTAATTTGAACTTATGTGTATTATCGTGTAAAAACTTCTTTATATTATCAATATTTTCTTGTGATACTTCATATCTTTCAGTTTCTATTACTTTATTATCTTTTACCCATACATTTAATAAAATAGGGTGTTCTCCTCTTGCCATTGTTTCAAAAAGTAATACCTTATCATTATAACAATATCCTTCATCAAGTAGTTTTGCAGGTGTATTTGCATAAACTAACATATAACCAAACCCGTCTACTGAATATACTTCATTAGGGCAATAACAATCTTCTTCAAAATATCTTTCAATATCTGGTAAATAATCTTTTAATGTTTTGATTTCTTCTTTCATTTATTATCACTTCCTTTTAGTTCTTTTAAAATCTCTTGCTTAATATCTTCATAAATATCACAATCTCTACCTTTACTACTTAAACTTTCTACATATTTGATAGTTCTATTTATGATATTATTTAGTCTTTCTATTTCAAAATATTGTTCGTGTACTTTATCTTTTAATCTATCTACAAACTCAGTACTTTCTTTCATTATTTTTTCTAATTCTTCATTATCCATTTTTTAAATCTCCTTTACTTTTTTATTTTTATTTGTTATAATTTATATAGAGTGCAATAATTTTTCACTCACACTCTCATTTCTAGTGTTTACTAGATTAGACTAGTCTTTCGACTAGTCTTTTTTTTACCAACTTGCATGATAGATAATGTCATTAGTAAATCCAGTTGTTTTTTCTTGCTCTTTTTCTTCTTTAATAACTTTCTTCAGAATATCTATAGTGTCTTCTATATCTTGTGCATAATATTCATTATATTGAGTATTTCCGAAGAAAAATCCATCAGTAGTAGGTAGTAGTTTTTCGCATACAGAGATATCTTCTATCACTTTACCATTTCCATACCTATATACTTTTTCACCTTTTTCATTAAATGTATAGCTTTCAGCAACTTCACCATCAACTAATTTAATACTTTTCTTAACTTTTTTGCATACATCTAAAAGTATTTCTAAGTCTTCTAAAGATAACCATATATCTTTGCAATCATCAACTCCATCATTAAAGTTATCCACAATATATTTATGAATTGCGTTAGCTTTTCTCCAGTATCCTACTTTTTCTTCTATATAAGACACTCTATCAAAGTCTATAGGTAGTTCTTTACCATTAATTGTAATGTAAATAGTTCCTTTTACGTGTCTACGTTCATATTCAGCTCCTACAAACTTTTTTCTAATTAAATACATATCTAATCCCATTTAAATCTCCTCCTTTATTTCTTCAATATTATTCTCTATTAGTTTTATGTATTTCTTTATAATTATTAAATCTTCTTCAGTAAAGTTTCTATCTAGTCGATAGTAATTGTTAAAAATTTCTCTAGCATTATCGAATAAATCAAATAATACTCTTTTTAATTGAAATGTATCCCAATTATTCATTTAAATCTTCCTCCCCAAAATCTCCAATAAATGTTTTTCCGTTTTCTTCATATAAGAACACAAATTCTTTTGGATTATATTCTTCCAATTTTTTTATCAATTCTTCAGTACCTTCTTTTTTTCTTAAAACTCTTATAAAAGTTTCAGCTGTACTAATCATGTTCATTTTAATTCACCTCTACTAATTCATTATATTTTTGTGTTATAGTTCTTTCTTTTTCTACTATTTCATAATTTTCTAACATATATTTGCACTCTTCTATTAAACTATCACAAAGCTTGTCAAAGTCTTGTACTAATTCAACTTGATTAATTAATTCTTGTTTATACCACTTTAAACCACCATAGTTGTTTTTGACATCTTCTTTAAAGTCTTCATAAGTTTCATTAGTATCTACATAATAATCTAGTACACTTTTATTATTTCCCTCATTATAAAGTACTAAATATCCACCACTTCTTCCATTAAATCCTACTTTATATCCTTTATGTTCATATTCCCAGTCTTCTATTGCTGTGTTTATTGTGAAATAATTATCCAGTTCTAAATATTCCAATATTTTCCAGTCTAGTCCTAATTTATAGACTTTTACATTATTAGCTATACTATATAAATTATTCCAAGAGTTTAGAGTAGGGTATTTAAAATGCCCCTTTAAAAACTCAAACATTTCTTTATTATTATTTTTATTTACTTTTTCATAAAACATATTATTTAACCTCCTATAAAAATCTTTTATCTAATACTGGTATAGTCATTTTAGTCTTAGTAATTCTACCATCTACGATTAAGTCAAATCTATATTGAATAGGTTTAATTCTCCATTTTTCTTTTTCCATTTTAATAAAACTTTTAAATCCACTTTCACTTTTTACTTTAGTATCTACTGTGTAGTCAGTGTAGTCCCCCCCAATTATCATTCTCACTCTTATTTTATTCATATTATCCCTCCTAACTTATATAAAATTCATTATGTAAAAATCCTTTGATGTCTTTGTTGTTTGAATATTTTAACTTTTCTATTTCTTTTCTTAATGTTTCAATCTTTTCTTCTGCTTTTTGATTTTTCTCTATTATTTTATTTGCTTTGTTTTCTAATTCTTGTAGTTTAGTATATTCGATATCATCATAGTAGTAAAAATATACATTGTTTTGGAATACCCTTATTTTTTCTTGCTTTAGTCCATATTCGTAGTAGTAGTCCTGATATATAACTTCTATTTCATAGCACCACTCATAATTATGGAATTTGTCTCTAGTATATTCTTGTGATTGGTTGATATATACGTATAATTCTATGTCATATTTATTTTTTAGATATTCTTTTATTTCGTTTTGCATTTTTTCTTTTGTTTTTTCTCCAAATGGTTTTAAATAGTATTTACTATTTTTTAATACCTCTGCGCTTTCATTTAATAATTCCCTTTGAATATGTAGTAAATTGTTAAGTAACAACGATTGAATTGTTTCTATTTGTTTTTGCTGCTTTAATAGTCCTTTTTCTTCGTCGTGTTTTTCTTCTAATTCTTTATTTTGTTTTTCTGTTCTATTATTCCAATTATCAATTTTATTGTATAAGTTTTTCAATTCTTCATTGTTTAAATCTAAACTTTGTTTTATTGAATAGTAGCAGTCTCTAGCATCTTGTAATTTATTTGTTGTTTCATAATACATATTTTTAATATTTTTCATTATTTCACCTTCCAATCTTCAAACTATATAAAATTATCTATTAATTTTATTTTTTCTTCTAAAGTATTAGTAAATAATAAATCATCTATTAATCTATTTAAATCACTTGTCAAAGTCTCATAGTCATTGACTTTTTCTAATTGCATAACTAAAATTGATTTATTATTATATTTATTGATTAATAAATCGTCGTTGAAATATCCACTTTTTGCATAGTCTTTGATGATATTTTTTTGTTTTTTGCTTAGTTTTCTCATTATTTCACCTCATTATACCAATTATAAGATGGAGTAATAACTGTATATAGTTTTTTTCCTTCTTTTTCTACTATAGCGTGTAATATAATCACGTTGCAATTATAACTTCTAATTCCATATTGAATAACTTTATCTGTATTTTTTTCTAGTAAATTCTTATAATAATTGAATACATTTTGTTTTGCTGTAGACCAACTTCCATAGCAATCACTCAAAGTTTTAAATTGCGTGTAATATTCTTGTGTAAAATTCTTGTTTTCTACAAATTCCTCCCCTAAATTAATAATATTTTTTTCTTTTTTTCTCATAAAAAAACCTCATTTCTAGTGCATTAATAGCACTTTATAGAGTAGAATATTTTGTTATTCCCCATATTTTTTATTATATCTGTTAAAATACCATAATTTGAATATTTCCATTTTAATATCGTCTTTATCGGTTATTTTTTCATTATTATTTATTTCAGATTGCATTGTGTAAATCATACTTTCCAAATATTCTAGTTTTTTTTCTCTTTCTTCTAACCACTCTAAATGTTCTTTATCGTTCATATTATTACCTCTTTTCTTTTCTACTCTATAAACTACTATTAATAGTGATATATGCTACCTACAAACTCTTATTTTTTCACCTTCCTAGCGTCAACTTCCTTCTTTCCCGCCGTTTTCTTATAGGTTTTTACGTTTTTTGGACTACCTATAGTATAGAGTTAAGCATAAAATAGTTTTAAAAGAACAATTAAGATTGTCAAATGTTGTTTGAATAAAACAAGTTTTCTCACTTGACATAATCAATTATACTACAACCAATTTAGATTGTCAATCATTATTTTTAAATGTTGTAATTTCGTGCAATTTACTACTCTTCTCATAACTAACCTATACCAGCGGACCAGTATAGACTAGACATAGGAGGTCGCGTCCCAAACAACTATATAATAGATTGACTATCTAATAAGTAGATAATTGAATTGTCTCATTTCAACTTGCTATTCTTCCCTCGTTGTGTCTCTAATATATCACGAAACAATTATGATTGTCAATAAATCCTTTAAAATTTATCTATAAAAATAATTTATAACTAACAAAAATTCTATTTATACCATTATAAAACCATTATATAACAAAGATTGCCACCACTTGCCAATTATAATGTAGTATAATGTTATTATGGAAAAGTTAACAGAAAAACAAAGAAACGAAATAGTACTATCCTATAAGTTAGACAATAGTAAAGAGAATATCAATAGATTATGTAATGACTATAACATAACTAGACAATATATATTCAAGTTAGCAAAGAAAGACAGCACTAATCAATTAGTAAAGGATAGTATATCTAACAATGAAAGCGAGTTTACCAAAAGAGCAAACGAAATAATAAAACTAACATTTGATAGAATAGAAGAAAAACTACTTGAAAGTGATGAAAAAACTACCTTGTCACAATTAGCGACACTATTAGGTATAATGTACGACAAGTCAAGACTAGAGAATAATCTTTCAACTAGTAATAATTCAATAAATATTAATATTAAAGTGGAAAAGTGACGTATAGAGGAGACAGGCGCACGTACGCACACACACGCACACACGCACGCAATAGCAACATAGCCAGGTGTACCCCCCCCTATACTACCTATGCCTTGTAAGTTAGGGACGTTAGGGTACCCATACATACTATATATACATATACGTATAGAATAGTATAAAGAGAAAAAAGAGGCGAAAAGGAGAGAAAATATGTAAAATAAGCCTCGAGAATGTAAAGTTTACATGTGTTGGTATATAAAGGAAAAGTGCGAATTGTTCACGGGTGGGATACAAAAAAGTGAAGTGTAAAGTGGCATTCGACATACGGTTCTAGACTGATGTTGATGTAAGACCTGGTGTACACAAAAGGAGTATGCGATAAATAGGGAACTTAACTATCTAGTAATGTTAGGAAACTACGTGTAGGGTACTCCCCCCTGTTAAAAGGGGATATAGGTGAATAAGAGAGAAGTACCTTTAATAGGTGGTGTACTGATGATATAAAATAATCGTCCTAGTTAAGTAAGTAGTTGAAAGTGGGCAAGTTTAGAAGGTATACATTCTATTCAACAATATGGACAATGAAATGGTTAGAGGGGGTTACGACTTCCTAAATATGCTTAACTTATATCATTAGTACAGTACTTGTAAAAGAGTACTCAGTTTTGACGTGTTGTATACCCATCTCTTATGGGTAGCATAGAGTAGAGATTGCATATTCCACAACCGAACCTCTATTCTATGGTGCTTATAAGAGCACAAAAGGGATTGAAGTGCAAAATGCACAATCGAAAAGGGTGAAGAGCCCTTTTATATCGCAGAGTAGAGAAGTGGCATCTCGCTTGCCCCCTTAGCAAGAAACCGGAGGTTCAATTCCTCCCTCTGCAACCAAAAATGTATCTATGATGGAATTAGTAGACAAATCTTAAAAAGTTATGAGGCCATCTCCGTTGTGGGGCAACTGGCGTGTAGGGGCAGGACCTACTAGATACAAAAAATAGGAGTGAATATGGATTTAGATTTAAGAATAACTGAGAAACAAGATTTATTTATCCACTCCGAAGCATTTGAGACGTTGTTCGGAGGTGCTGCTGGAGGCGGAAAGTCGTACGGACAATTAGTAGATGCTTTAATATATGCTTTAACTTATGAGAAGAGTAAACAGATAATCTTTCGTAGAACTTTTCCCGATTTGGAGAGGTCTATCATTCGTACGTCTTTAGAACTTTATCCTCGTCAAATAGCGTCTTATAACTCGTCTAAGCATACTTGGACGTTCCAGAATGGTTCTATCATAGACTTTGGATACATTGATAATGAGAATGATGTTTACCAATACCAATCCGCTGAATATGATGTTATTCGTTTTGATGAGTTAACTCATTTTACTGAATATATGTATACTTATATGATTTCACGTTGTCGTGGTGCTAATGGATACCCTAAGAGGATAAAGAGTTCTACTAACCCTGGAGGTGTAGGACACGTATGGGTTAAAGAGAGGTTCATAGACATAGGGCCTTATGGAGAGATACACGAATGCCGTATGGAGACTGGAGAGATGACTACTCGTCTATTTATACCTTCTTTTGTACAAGATAATAAATTCCTAATGGAGAAGGACCCTGATTACGTAAAACGATTAGATGCTTTGCCTGATAAAGAGCGTAAGGCTTTAAAGGAAGGTAATTGGGATATATTTGATGGGCAATACTTTAAAGATTTCGATAGAGCGATACACGTAATAGAGCCATTTGAAATACCTGAAGAGTGGGATAAATATAGAACTATCGACTATGGACTAGATATGTTAGCGTGTTATTGGATTGCTATAGACGACCATGGGAATGAATACTGTTATAAAGAACTCTATGAGAATGATTTAATCATATCAGATGCTGCTAGACGTATTTTAGAGGTTACTGGAGACGATAAAATCAAGATGACTTATGCCCCTCCTGATTTGTGGAATAGACGTAATGATACTGGAAAGAATGCTTATGATATATTTAGAGAGAATGGAGTAATTCTAACTAAAAGTTCTAATAATCGTGTTTTAGGGTGGTATGCTGTACAAGAACATCTTAAAATTGTCGAGAATAAAGATGAGCAAACAGGAGAAGAGATACGCACGAGTAAATTAAGAATATTTAATACGTGTATAAATCTAATACGTACGTTACCTGTAATACAAAGAGATGAGAAAAATCCTAATGATTGTGCTAAAGAACCTCACGAATTAACTCACGCACCTGATGCTCTAAGGGCTTTCTGTATTGAGAGAACGAAGGCTACTAGAATAATGACTGAGGACGAACTTTTATATGAGAAGTCGAGAAAAGAGAGACGAAGATTAGGAATTTTAGGTATTGCTGGGGCTACGGCTACTAGAGATTATATGAAATATGGAGGTTAAAATGGAGATTTTAATGCTTATAGTGCTATTAGGAATAGTGGGATTTCAAATATACTTACTAAAATGTGTAAAATCGTATAAAAAAGGCTCTTTAAAGAGAGAATTAACTTATGAAGAGAAGAAAAAACAAGAAAAATTAAGGAAAAATTTTGAAAACTTAATGAATTATGGCTATAATGATGCGTTAAAGAAGAAGGAGTGATATAAAGGGCTGAAGTTACTAAAGATTGGGAACTATATGAGGCTGGAGTATCGTATAATCAAAGCCTATATGGTGCTGATAGAAACTATTATGATGTAATAGATACGAATATAGCCTTTGCTACTGGCGACCAATGGAGAAATGTACAAGCAGATGGGCTACCAAAACCTGTATTTAATATCATAAAGAGGGTAAAACAGTTTAAAATTGCTTCTTTAAAGGGTGATGCTATCTCTATAGCGATACAACCAATGGAATATAGACCACAAAGTAATGATGTAGTGATGCAACAAAAGGTAAAAAACACAGATTTAGCGAATGCTGAGTTAAAAAACATCTTAGAAAACGTAAATTTTGATGCTAAAAGTAGAACTTTACTGTCTGATGGCTTTGATACTGGAGATTTTTGCTTACATTGGTACTTTGATATGGATGAACGACCATTTAAAGCGTATCGCCCTGAGGTAAAAGGAGTCATAAAGGCTGAAATTATAGACTCTACTAATGTTTTATTTGGAAATCCTAATACTAGAGATGTTGAAAAACAACCATATATCATTTTAGTGGGAAGAGATTTAGTAAAAAATCTAAAAGAAGAGGCTAAAAGAAATGGAAAAAGTGAGGATTTAATAAAAGCAGACTCAGAAACCCTATTACAAATGGGAGATAATGGGAAAATAGAGAATGATGCTAAAGGATTTGAGAAAGCGTTATATATAATCAAATATTTTAAGAAAAATGGAGAGGTATACGCTAATAAATCTGTAAGAGGGACGTATATTTACGAAAATCGTAATACAAAATTATCTTATTATCCTATTGCTTTCAATAACTGGGAAGAAGTAAAAGGCTCATATCACGGACGTGCTGAGACTACTGGAATAATACCTAACCAAATTTCTATTAATAAAATGTTTGCTATGGTAATCTACCATTTAATGCTTACGGCCTTTCCTACGGCTGTTTATGATGCAGACCGTATAGAAGGTTGGACGAATGAAATTGGGGCTCAGATACCTGTTATAAACCTTCAAGAAGGCAACATTAGAAACATAGCAGGATACTTAGAACCAGCACAAATGAGTAATCAAATAATAGATGCTATAGAATTGGCTATGCAATACACTAAAGAGACTCTAGGAGTAGGAGATGCTTCTTTAGGAAATGTAACAATGAATAATGCTACGGCAATCATAGCAATTCAAAAGAGTGCTGCTGTACCATTAGAGAACGTAAAGGCTGCTTTTTATGAATTTGTAAAAGATTGTGGACGTATCGTAATAGATATGATGGCTACTTACTATGGAATAAGACCTGTAGTAATGACTGGTGCTATGAATGAAAGAACTGTTGAAGATTTTGACTTTAGCATATTAAAAGGAATGTGGCTACATATTAAGACTGATGTAGGAAATGCTTCATACTTCTCAGAAGTAGCGTCAGTACAAACATTAGATAACTTATTAAATAATGGGTTCTTAGAATTTGTTGAGTATTTGAAGAGAATACCTGATGAAATCATACCAAATAAGCAAGAACTAATTAATTCTATTGAACAACAAGACTTATATAAACAAGCCATTTATAATTTAATGGGACAATTCTTAGACACTTTACCACCTGAAATGAGAGCAAGCCTAACTCAATTAGCACCAGAGCAAATGGAACAAAGACTACTTGAGATGATGGGTGCTTTAGATGGAACAGGATATGGAACTGTAGAAGATGCAGAAAACCCTATACCTACACAAGAAGATTTGGCTAGCACTCTACAAATGGGAGAGCCAGGCGCTGAACCTTTAATGCAACCACAAACTGATGTAGGAAGAAATGCTGTTGAAAAAATGGCTCAACTACAAGAAATTGGAGGAAACCAATCTTAACTACCGCCTTAATGGTAGTTACGTGTTGTTAGAAATTTTATAGAGAGGAGGCTATTCTCCTCCTACAGACTTCCTGAAATCTGACGACACGTAAGTACTATTAAAGTACTATGGGCTACCATACCCAAAGGAGGAATTTAAAATGAATGATGAAGAAATTGTGGAAAGTATACCAACCGAAACAACGACTTCAGATGACGACTTTTTCGCTGATATAGATGAAGAAGTAATTTCTGAAGGTGAAGAAGAAAGTCAAGACCAAGTAGAAGAAGGAAAAGAAGAAGCGGAAGAACCAAGTGAAACTTCTAAAGATAATTCAGAAACTGGTGAAGTAGATTTACAACCTTTATTAAAGGCTTTATCTGGAAAGATTAAGTATAATAAAGAAGAAGTAAATGTAGAGTCTATAGAAGATTTAATTACTGGATACCAAAAAGGGTTAAATTATGATAAGAAACTACAAGAACTTGAAAATCTACAAAATAGCAAACTAGAAAAGTATGCTAAAGCCAAAGCAGATGAATTAGGTATCACTGTTGACGAGTATATGGACCAAGTTGAGGCTTATGAAAAAGAGCAAGAAAGAGCAAAAGAACAAGCCAAGATTGAGGAAATGGTAAACAATGGAGTACCTGAGGATATTGCTAAGGAAGTAATTGCTGCTGGGCAAGAAAGAAAAAGATACCAGCAAAGAGAAAATGAACTAAAGAAAAGGGAAGAAGCATTAAATAGAGAAGAGGCAAAGAAAAAAGAATACCAAGACTTTATTAATGAATTCCCAGACGTAAATCCTGACTCTATACCAAAAGAAGTATTTGAGGAAGCAGAAAAAAGTTCATTAAGTAATGCTTATATGAAATGGAAGTTAAAAGACTTACAAAATCAATTAGACATTGCTAAAACAAATGAAAAAA